CGGTCAATCAGCCAGCTTTCCTCACCGGGTCCCCATCCCCAGACGCGCATTTCATATCGATCCAACTGGGAGTCGATCCCGGCTGTCAGATAAGCAACACGCTCCGGTACGGATGCGCCGAAGAACTCTTTGCGTTCGGCCATGAGCTCCGCATCAGGCCGTTCACCAATTTTAGGCTCCCATGTTTCGCCCAGAGTGGTGTTCACGAAGGTTTTACGCTTTCCGGTATCCCCTTTCGTTTTTAGCCAGTCTTTGACGATCTGTATCCAGGTGGTAAACGGGCTGTATGCCGTCCAGATGTGAAACGTCACGCTGTCTGGCGGGTCGATTTCGGTGCCTGTTGATGAAAACCAGGATAAACCGTCGCGCGTCCAGATCCCGGTGGTGTCGCAGATGTAACGTGCTTCAGTGAAATCCAGCTCCTGCTGCTTAATGACGCAGGCATTATGTTCACACAGGTAAAAGACGCTGGAGGGTTCGCCCGGTGTCCATTTCAGACCGAACGGAGTCTCTTTGTCGCCGAATTTAAGGTACTGCTCTTCACCACAGTGCGGACAGGCAACATGAAAGCGCATGAAATGCCCGGATTCGCTGGCAGCACGCTCAATCTGGCAGGTTCCCTTTGTTTTTGGCGTTGATCCGCGAATAGATTTGGGCCAGACAGAGCCCTCAATACGTTTGTCACCGAGAAACGTCGGGGAACCCTCTTTCTCAATATCCTCATCAAAAGCTGCGAGTTCGTCATAGCCGGCAACATCCACTGACTTTTCACGATAGTTTTTCGCCGCCTTACCACCCAGACACCAGAACCCGCGACCGTTGGAGAAACGTTTCATACTGAGCGTATTATCCCGGTGCTTTTTGCCATACCAGGGGGCCAGCGCCAGAAGTGACGGAATATCGCGGATCGTTGGTTCAACATGCGACTTCATGAAGTTTTCGGCGTCACCATCAGTGGGCAGCCAGATAAGGGAATTTCGCTGCTTGTGCTGAATAAAATACGCATAAACACCCAGCAACATTTTTGAATAGCCAACACGGGCAGACTTAACAACGTTGACCTCACGTATGTAATCGTTACCCATCGCATTCATGATCGCGCGTTGAAACGGCAACGTTTCCCAGCGCCCTTCCTGGTAGGCCGACTCTTTGGGGAGATAGTAATTATCGTCTGCCCATTCAACCGCCGTTTGCGGCTCAGGTCGGTACAGCGAAAGTAGCCCTGCGCGCGCAGAGTGCTGCAGCCCCTTAACCTGACTGTTCGATATATTCACTCAGCAACCCCGGTATTATTTCATCCAGCGCAGCTGCTTTGTTCATGGCCTTAATGATGTCCTTTTTCAGGAAATCAATATGTCGGTTTTCTAGCTCCGGGAAGCGCCGCTGAACCGACAGAGGAACTCCATCAAGAATGCTGGCTACTTCTCCGGCCATCCGCGACAGCACGAACGTGCAGAATGCGGTTTCCACCACCTCAGCGGAATCTTTTGCATTTTTTAATTCCTGGGCGTCTGCCTGCGCCCGGGTAAGGCGGTGACGCTCATAGTCAATCGTACCTGGCTGGAGATCGGATTCCGATGCAAGACGAAGGTCTTCCACCTCCTTGCGTAATTTCTCATTCTCAATCGCCGCGTCGCGTGTGGAATACCATTCGATAGCCGCGGAAGATTCATAGAGGACCTCATTACCTTTTCCGCCGCCACGCGCTACAGGCATTCCCTGATCCTGCCAGTTCTGGATGGTTCGCACGCTGACCCCAAATATTTCAGAAAGACGCTTTTTGTTGACCTCCATAGCTCACTCCATACACAAAAACAGAGAAAGGAAACTCCCTCTGGCTATTTAGCCGTTTTTAAGGCTTATCGTTTCCTTTCTTTTCAGGGGGTGTTTGCAGTTAAAACAATGGATTAGCGAGAAGAAGAACGGAAACGGCAAATGCCTGAAAATTTTCATAAATAGCGAGAATCTGCGAGGTCGCCGCCCCGTAACAGGGCGGATCGCCGGAAAGGACCCTTAAAAGATAACAAATATCATTTGCATAATGTGATTAGCTGCTAACCTATTTTAAAAATTAGTCGGCGAGGTATGGGTTCGCGTATCCGGCACATAAAAAAGCCAAATTAAAAGAGCGAGTTAAGTATTGTTGATCACATAACTTTTGAAAATTATTACCACCTTAAATAACGATTACAACTCTCCCTGTATCCATTTTGACAAAGCCTCCCTACATACATAAGAATGTTTGCTTTCCTCATAAAACCTTATCGGAACACAATTTAAAATCGCCCCTTTATTAAAAAATAAACTGTCAATTCATGAAGGCATAAGATTTTAAATTTGAGGGTAAATTTTTACCCTACTCCTTATATATAAAGACAACTTTAGTACGCTTTTATAAAATGAATCACGCATCAGAGTATGAGTGATATTTCTTTGTTGCAATAACATTAAAAACTCTTCAGATGGGTACGGATCGACAATTATTAATTCCGGGGCTGAATCAAGTATTACATCCCATATGTGGTTATCATGCGCAATATATTTAACCCCAACAATTATTAACGTTTTAGTGTTTGAGATAACGTCTGCATAATCCTTCCTCTTTGACTCAAGGTATTTAGGATTAATAACCACACGTTTCTCTTTGTTATACATACACATTATCGGACTGAGATCAGAATTTTGGCGTGAATCACACCACTTTATGATTTCTTCATGGCTATTTAATGAGCGTATCTGATTGGTTTCAATAAATGCACCACAATCAATGGATACATTCCCCTCAAAGATAACATTAGGTGCTAGTACTGGCACAAAATTAGCAGAGCCATGAACTTTCAAAACGCTATAATTTTGCTCATTGGCATTTAGACCATATGAAATTTTTTGTGCGCCAGACATAAGCATAGCATGCTCTATAAGCAAATCATAATTCAGTGTGATGACATTAACATGCTTCGCATACTCTCTCAGAGAACGAAATAGTCTTACATAAGCATTTTCATTGCTCGGTTTAAATGAGGATAAGTATTTTGCTATTTCCTTTTGAAGGGGGTTAATGACTCTACTGTCATTAGGTATGCTCAACATACCTTTTTCGAATCCGTGTAGTCTGAACTCCTGATTTATATCATCCGGCAATTCAGAAAACGCGCCGCCCAGCTCCACTAGTTTGTCAAATAAGTAATTTCCTAAAGGAGGAACAGGCTTATGTAACTCGGCACCAAAACTGGCTCCGGCGCCAAATAGTAACGATATCATTTTCTCATCCCCTTTTGACTTTGAAGATATCATTTTCTCACATTCATCATTGAACTTGCTTGCAGAAAATAAGAAATCTTCACCGCGTATAGTACTCTAGTCAAGGCCCGTTAAACCGTGAATGACTGGAGTATATTAGCAGGAAATCCATTTAGATGAGAGAAAATATCAGAACGTAATGAGCTGTAATCTATTGAAAGCACTGTTCTCTTATGTAATTCTGCAGATAGTCTACCTGCTTCGTCACTGTGACGATTCGCTCTCTGAGGGTGAAATAATCCCGTTCAGCGGAGTCAAAAGGTCGGGGGCCGGAAGCATCGCCCAAGCCGCCGGTGCTGGTCGCTCCGTTCGTGGTACATCTGGCGTTGAGCTGCAGCCGACGCTTGCCAGTAGCAACATCACGTTGAAGCTGATCGATAGTAGCTTTAGCATTAGCCATTTCTCCAGTGTACTTGGCATCCAGTGCAGCAACGTCACGCTGGCGGGTCTGCATGTCTTTTATAGTGGCGCTCGCTAGGCTGAGCTTTTCAATGGCTTTATCGCGCTGATCTTTGTAGGTGATGGCGTTGCCGCGGTAGTGGTAAACAGCCCATGCCATAGAGACCAAAAAGCAGATAACCACCGCGGTAATAATAGAGGTTAATCGACTCACTTGCTTAGCCCCCAGCATGCTAGAGCACTTTCCTGATCACGTCGATCTACCTGCCCATAGCAACCATTTTTGTGGCCTTTTGTCAGACGACAATCGCGACCACCGTCTTTTATCCACCAGCGGATCGCTTCACAGGCGCCTTTACGGTCGCCAGAATTGATGCGCTTATAGAACGTGGAAGGGAAACATTTTCCGGGGCCGATATTGTAGGGACAAAATGACGCAATGCCTGCTTTCTGCGGTTCAGTCAGCGGCACTTTGATATTTTGCTCAACCCACGCCAGCGCCTTGTCGCGTTCGATGGCGTTTACCTGGGCACATTTCTCAGCAGACAACCTCATGCCCTGCACGACTGGCTTACCATCAACCATCGTTGCGCCACGGCAAATCGTCCAGAGCCCGCCGCCGTCGCGATACGCTATCAGACTATTACCCTCTTTCTCATTCAGAAACTGATCGAGAATAACGGACGCGGGAGCCCCGGCAAGAATCAAACCAACGACCGCTGCGCTCAGTTTATTCTTCAGCTTTGGTGGCATAGCCATTGCGACGATCCTCCCGTTCTTTCCAGCGGAAATACCAGTTCACTGCACAGGTGATAACTGTGCATGCGATACCGACAATAATTGCCCAGTCGCTCAGGCTTAACCCTGCAATTCTGTCGGCCAACATCCAGGACACCTCTTTTGCTGTTTTCGCTGTTTCGGCATATGCCTTCGCTGATACACCGCAGCCGGCAAGCGTGGTTCCTGATCCATATGAAAGTCTGCTGTAAATGGTGCTCATTCTGGTCATAGCCTCACCTCCGATTTTTCGGATGGCGCTGTGTGTGATTGGAGGGGATCAGGCAACCGGGCTCTTTTGTTCAATTAAAAGTAAGGATGATTCCCGGTGCCTGAAAATGGTGATCACCACAGCAACAGGGAGCGTGATGATCGTTATGTTTTGTTGAGTTTTTCCACCTCTTCGGTGGTTTGAATAAACCTGTCGGTTTCCAGTTCTACGCCGATCGCCCGACGACCAAGTTCTATTGCAGCTTTCACAGTTGAACCAGAGCCCATAAAGAAATCGGCAACGATATCCCCCGGTCTGCTGCTGGCGCTAATGATCTGCTTCAGCATGTCGGCAGGTTTTTCGCATGGATGTTTGCCTGGATAAAACTGAACAGGCTTATGCGTCCATACGTCGGTATACGGAACAAGAACGGAAACAGAGAAGCAGCGCCGGAGGGTTTTGTATTCCTCCAGCAATTCTGAATACTTGCGGTTTAATGACTGATAGGTGGCTACCAGCTGGTGGTGAGGATGTTCAAGCTTCTGCTGAATGTGCTTATCGATAGCGATCCTCGTGAACAGTTCCTGCAATTTTCTATAGTCCACTTCATTTGGTAGTTGCCATTGGCTTGCACCAAACCAGTGTGACGCCATGTTTTTCTTTCCGGTTGCCTCAGCTATTTCTTTCGAGCTGACACCCAGTGATTCACGGGCATTACGGAAGTAGTCAATCAGTGGCGTCATAAGATGCTGCTTTAGCTCTGTGCTTTTCCTTTCGTAAACATCCTCTTTACCTGTGTACGGCCCAAGATAGTGCTCAGCAAACAAAATCCGTTCCGTTGATGGAAAATACGCGCGCAGGCTTTCTTTGTTACAACCATTCCAGCGGCCCGATGGCTTTGCCCAGATGATGTGATTCAAAATGTTGAACCGGGCACGCATCATAATCTCTATGTCTGAGGCCAGTCGATGACCGCAAAACAGGTAGATGCTGCCAGCAGGTTTAAGAACGCGAGCATACTCAGCCAAGCAGCTATCAAGCCAGCGTAAGTAGTCCTCATCCCCCTTCCATTGGTTGTCCCAGCCGTTGGGCTTCACTTTGAAGTACGGAGGATCCGTAACTATCAGATCAATAGAGTTATCCGGGAGGGTGGCGACGTAATGCAGGCTATCAGCGTTGATTAACTCAACACTGTTTATTTTTACAGTACTTTTCATAGATCGGTAAGCGTAACTCTGATAGGCTCACGTTGCTTTTGCGCTAAAGCAGTGGGCCTTGGTTAGCTTGTGACCTGAAAGCATGAGCTGATGGCTGGCCGGGTGCGCTAACACCCACCAGCCGCCCATTTCCACAGCAGAAAGCCGCCAGAACACTCATGGCGGCGATTAGTAAGCGGGAACTAATTGTCTACTCTCCAGACAGCTTCATCTACTTCAATGTGGATGCTTCCATCTCTAACTTCATATTCAAGCATTCCCTGGTCTTCAAGGGTATCGTTCATTCCTGAGCACCCAGCATAAAAATTAATCCCAACTTCATACTCAAAAAAACCATCTCCAATACCGATAACTTCAAATGAGCCATCAATAACGGAGTATCGGGCATCACCGCCATAACCGGCTAGAAAATAGTCATTGAAAAGATGGGAGTGTGTCTCCAATAAGTCTTTAACCGCACCCAAGTTAGTTGGGTCAACATCATTTAAAGCAATTTCATAATTTTCAACACTCATTTTTCACCTCTTTCAAGTTGATAAGGTGAAAAATCTTAATAGCTAAAGAGTTATGTCAAAAACTATTTTTAAGCCAGAAATAAGAAAAAACTAAACTGTTGATGTAGTTCACATAGTGCAAAAAAAACATATCACTGGAGACGCTTATAACATCCGAACTGGTAGTCAGATAATCCCGCCATCACCAATTGCGTAAGTATGAGTTGGCAACGTTCGCGGCTGAGGTGGGTATTCTGTGCAATCTCCCCAACCGTTGCTGGTTTATCGCTTAACTCATTGAAAACAGCCTTCGCGGTTTCTGTCATATCTTACTGATTTAGCATGTCTTTTACCTAGAATTATATGCGTGACATACAGATAACTCTGGTTGGCGACACCAGCAATAGAAGAATTCCATTCTGCGACTACAATGGCCTTTGTGCATTAGACAAGACTGAGTTGCCATAAAAAAACCACCCGAAGGTGGCCTTATACTGAAAGTTGTGATTATGAGCTACTGCACTCAAATGCTGGAACTAACGATCTTTCTTGGTAGTTTCTGCACGATGGACAATATGGTTGCACGATAACCCTGCCATCGCCCATATCTCTCTCGCCAAATTCTTCAATAATATAGAAAACATGATGCCCAGAAATCTGCGAGCATCTTGGGCAAGATTTAAACGTATTACCTAAGCTGTCGGTGGAATACTGCGACTCATCAAGCCTACCACCGCAAGAACAGACTCCCATCATAGAACCTCCTTAGATTGAAATCCCATAGTCAAGGAAAAGGAGATACATTTCAGAGAGATAAGTCGCACATTTTGGCATCAAAAAAACAACACTCAGTGGCTGAACGTTATGATTAAGCGATGTGACCAAGTAACCACTCTTAACACGTTACATTACTTTTTGCGGACCGCAATAATGTTTTTTATCATTAAAACAGGTATTTTATGGAAAAAAATCAAACCATAGTGAGTAAATAGTGACCAATACGACTTCTTTTCAGATCTTCTATGATGCAGAAGACACTGAATTGGCACAGCATAAAATTGATGCAAAAACACTTAGCATTTCCATAGGTTCTATGGCGGATTTGATTTCAGCCGCCGATAAACGGCTTAACGACGGTCAACAAACAGTGAAGTTGATGGTGACAAACCCGGCTGAGGCTGGCTCTCTCGGCGTATCCTATACGATGATGGAGCTTGTCCCACATGCCATCAATGTTGCGAAAGTGATCGGATTGACAGGGTTAGCCGGCGCAGCAATTGGTGCACCTGCATTATCGTTAATTCGACAGTTGGGAAGTAAGAAAGTCATTTCCATCACGAAACGAGCAGGAACAGACCAATCCGTTCTTGAGCTCGAAGGTGAAGAGATTGTTTGTCATGATTCTGTAGCCAAGCTAGTGACTGATCCAGAAATTAGGAATGCTTTAGTGAACGTTGTGCGCGCACCTTTAGACGGGAAAGAAGGCGCTGTGTTCAAAGTTCTGAATGAAGACGGTGTCGAAGTCGTCCGTCTGGAAGGTGAAGAAACTGAGGAAATAAAACCGCTTCCTAGGGGTACTTTGCTGGAAAAAGAAGAATCAGTGGAAGAAGTAAACGTAAGATTCGTCCAAATAAACTTTGAAGGAACAAAAGGTTGGAGGATTGAGTACCTCGGAGAGGAACACGCTGTTTCGTTTGAGGATCAACTTTTTATACATCAAGTCCAAAATGGGATTGTTAGTTTCACCAAAGAAGATTTGTTTGTCGTTGACCTCAAAACAACGAAAACTTTCACTGCACGTAATGCTTCAACCAAGTATGCTATAACCAAAGTTAAGCGAAAACGCCCTGCTGAGGCTTGATTAACGTGGCATTAAACTTGCAAATAGCGCAACTGATCTTCTGGATAGGAGTGATTATGATCATTCCTACCTTTAGTCGTTTCTGCTATTCGGCATCTGCTTTGCTATGGCGTCGATTGTTTCCTACCAGAACCTTTGAGTTCCGGTATCACGATGAAGATACTGGCACAACTAAAACACTCATTGTTAAGGTACCAAGAAAAAACGGGAAAATGCTTACCAGTCTTATTGATGAGGCTATTACGGAGAATTCAAGACAAAAATGAGTTCTCAAAGTAAAGGTTTAAGTACTGGAAAAGCGACACTTTCTACTGGTGGTTGGGGAGCAATACTCAGCGTTTTAGTTGGCGCAGTTCTTACAGACCCCAACAGTGTGTGGAGGACGGTTGCTTATGCCCTAGGGCCTGGTGTTGCTGCTGTCCTTACCTACGTTATGAATTGGTTCATTTCTAGGCATGGATTTGAATCACCAGAAGATGCAGCTAAACGAGCGAAGTGTAAACGAGATTTAGCAGAGATCGAAAAGCAGCTAAGCTCAGAGCATTTAACCCCTGAAATTGAAGCCAGGCTGATGCAGGCAAAGGCCAAGACAATTGAAATACTCGTTTCTATTGGCAGCGACTCTATCATTGAGGCCTCATCACGTTCTAGCCAGCTACCAGATACTGCCGGGCCTCAAGGCTAACCGGCAGTCTTGATCTTAACAATCAATCATCCATTTCAAGTCGAATATCAAGCATAGCCAAACATCCGTCTATAAATCCTTCTGCCATCTGTATCTCTATGCGTATCAATTTCTCATCTTTTTTACGCGCTTTTGCGATCTTCCGCTTGGATATTCCATACAGGTAGTGGGCAACAAGAAGTGAATGTTCATATGGTTTTCGGCTTTTCAATCGCGCCAGGCAACCTTCGATGATCAGCGCATCATCGTCAGTACATGACGGTCGGGATCTCCCTGTTTGCGGCAACAGCCCCTTAAATCCTGCAGCTATAGGAGAGTAGTCCACGCCAGAACTATCACTGGCAGCCCACCCGCCCCATCTTTCGAGTAACATTTGAATATCACGCATCACTTTTCTCCATACACTTAAGCTGTCGCAATTACGCCGATCGCCAGCGCCCGATCCATAAAACGCAGTAGCAGCTCAAGCTGCGTACCATGCTTCTGCTCGAATGCCGGTACATCGGCGTGTAACTCGTCGTGGCACTCTCTGCACAGAGGGATCACGAAGAGATCATGGGTTTTTGTTGCTGTCCCTCCCATACCGTGCCCTACGATATGGTGCGGATCATCTGCTGGCCGTCGGCAACACTCACAGGGTTGTGTTTTAACCCAGCGGGTGTACGTCTCATTTATCCAGCGGCGTCGCTTTGGCCTGAGCATGAAAGATTCTGGAGACTCCGGATCAACAGAGAGCGTGAGGATCTTCTTCGCCTTCTCCTGCACGAGGCTGGTTGCAGAAGCGGAAGGCACAATGTCGCTTTCCCTCATGACCGAGCGGATCTTCTCATCCGGAAGGCGTAGCCCCTTGTGCGCAACGCTTTCAGGAATAACATCAGCCAGGTCGTTTCTGACCATCCACCAGCACAGTTCCGGAAGCGTCAGGATATGCGACTCGGGAAAACCAGAATCACGCCGAATGACTTCCAGAATCCAGGATACCAGGTTTCCTGCCGCTATACCTGCAAGCTGTTCGGTATGCTGCCCCGACAAAGTGTGATCGCAATGCCAGCACAGGCGAATACTTCCTGGTGGGTGCCGCATTGTTGTGAAGTTCTTGTCGTGCCACGATGAATGTGGCCACTGGCATTCAAACCGATTACTCAACCATTGCTCAAGGGAAGGAAGCCCACCGGCACGCTGAATAACCCGATCATTCCCGAAAACCTGACGCATTACCGGATCATCAGCCAGCGGTTGAATGGCGGCGGGAACAGCTCCTGTACTGAATGACGCCATTTCTTCTGGTTCAGGTTCGAGAAGGACGCGACCGCGCATGAAGAGGTGCATCAGTTCCGCGCCGGGACGAAACAACACAATCCCCATGCGATGGGCTACTTCAGGAGTTAACAAAGCCCTCACGCCGCCTGCCCTCCTGCAATATGTTCAGCCCACAAACCACCAATCCAGCGTACTCCCTTGGCAGTGAAACGCGTCTGGCTGAATGCGTGATTGGATGTGCTCGATGTTCCCGTCTTAACTTCAAATCTTCCCGCGGAAATGTGCTGCGCCATGGGGGTAAGTGTGCCGCCGAGGCGATACAGGATATTGCGTTCAATAAGGAACAGACGAAACTCAGTTTCTTTTGCGTTAAGCAATTTGGCTACCTGCCGGAATGACATGGAGCCTTTTGCAGAGCAATAACGATCAACAAACTCCACTTTTGGCGCCGCGGCTGCCAGCTGGATGGTTAGTTGCTCTTTCTGCTCGGCTAAATCAGCAGCCAGGCGAAGCGCTTCCGGCAATGAGCGGGGAACACTGACACTCTGCCCTTCTTCCAGTTCCTGCCACCGATCAACAACCGCAGCGGTAAATTCTGGTGACAGTCTGGCAACAATCACCAGAGAGTCGCGTTTGTTAAAACGATACTCCTGGTAAACATTGCCGTTATGCTCAAAATCGAACTGCGCCAACGGCGCGGTTAAAATTCCCGCAGCAACAAGACGCTCAGCTGAGCGTTTCACGTCACTGTGTTTACTCTGAACCAGATCCGCAATATCACGGCTGGACATTGTTACTACACCATTCACGATTAACTGGCTCATACTTTTCTCCATATCAGGCGGCTGCACCCGCCGGTTCATATCTGCTGATCGTTATCTCTACCCGACCTTTCGGCACAACGGGTCCCCATTCCACCAGCATGCGCTTAATCTGGCTGTCGTCTTCCCAGACACCCGCATGCGTCAGCGCGTCAAACAGGGCTTTGTTGTAATTATCAATATCCCGGCGGCGCGCATCCGGCGGGTACAGAGTGATTTCTACCGCTGCCAGTTCAGTCGATGGCTTCGGGAGACGTCGTAATTGCTCAATGATCGCCACGCAGGCAGCGCTCTGGTATTTACGGCCATCAGCGCTAATGAGGTGACGACCGGCCAGCGGCCCCTTGTTAGGGGCGCGCCAGTAGGTGTTCACGCTCGGAGGGAACGGGAGCACAAGTTTCATGCCACCTCCTGATGTTGCACTGCACACAGTTCCGGAAGATTTGCCTCCACCAGCGCCCTGGCGAATGGTGGTGGTACCGCATTACCACAGCGGGCTACCTGCTTATCTTTTGCATAGCGATTTCCACGGTAGTCCTGATCAATAACGTATCCATCCGGGAAGCCCTGCGCTTTGTAGAGTTCATGCGGCTGCAACATGCGCATTCCGATATCAACGATCTGGTATTTAACCCCATCGATCGTTACCAGCCATTCATCGTCACTTTCCCCGCAATACGTCTCGAGAAATGTGCGTACCTCACCCACGTGTTGACCACCAGCGGTGATTGTTGGCATGGGCACATCAAGGCGTTGCCCGTCGCGGCATGTTCCACGCAGTTTCACCAGATGAGAGGCAACTACTGCATGATGGTCGACAGTGGTCACTGAATGCGCGGGTTCATCCATACTGACACCAGGCCCCGTATAGTTACCGCCGTAGTGTTTCGCCAGGAACGCGCTCACCGTCGCAAATTTATTTCCGCCTGCAGTAACGGTCCCCAGCGGGTTATCCAGTCGCAGCACACGCGGTTCTTGCCCAGGTCGTTCGCCATAACCCATCTGAATCAGCGTAGGCGTTACCAGTTGAGATTTACCGCCACCACCAGCGGTGATGGTTGCGCTCGGTTCGTCTGCACGGTGGCCGACGCTGGCCCCAAACTGGCGGGCTATCACTGGCGCAACCAGACAGGCTCGGGATTGCTTCAGAATGGTATGAGCAGGTTTATCCAGCGGGCGCGGTTTAGCCTGGTATTCACTACCACCATTACCCGCCAGGAATGGTGTCAACGCAGCCTCAACAATCCCGAGTGCATGCCCGTTCCCGCCCGGGCGTTTTGACGTGCCAGCTGTTACCGTCGGAACAGGTTCGGTAAGGGACTGCCCGGTTGCGCCAGTGCGGAATTTTGTCAGGTGTGGAACGGCTAACGCGTAGCCGAGTTTTTTAGTAATGGTCTGTAATGGCTCATTCAGTGACTGTCCGCGAAAAGCGTCATACGCATTTTTTGAGCTCGTGTGGTTGCACTTCACAATAAACGGCGACGCACTTTCGATAACAAAGCGCTGTATGCCGCGCGCGATCCGCTTCAGAGTGTTCTCCGCCAGCGGTTTTTTGCGGTCGAAAATGGACAGGGCCGGAACACTCCAGTCGATACATTCCGCAGCGGTACGCCATGGCATCAGCCTGCCACTTTGCACCTCCAGAGACTTAGGATCCCCATGGGTAATAGCAGGCCACTGGATTGGGCAACCATCGCAACGCATAACCATGAAGAAGCGTTTGCGGATCGTCGGCGCGCCGTAATCACACGCACGTAGTTCGCGATAATCAACATCATATCCCAGCCCATCCACCAGCTTTTGCGCCTGCTCGCTGCCTCTTTCGATAGACAGAAACTCACAAACCTCAGCCAGTGCCGGGTGATCAGCAGGAATGCCAGTGGACAGCATGCCGACAAATGCATTGAATGTTTCGCCAGTGCGGGCAGGATCCGGACGCATTTCATCGGCCAGCAGCGGTCCCCAAGTTTTGAACTCTTCCACGTTCTCCAGCATCATCACGCGCGGTCGCTTTGCCAGTGCCCAACGCAGAACAATCCAGGCCAGACCGCGTATCTCTTTTTTCACCGGCTTTGCGCCTTTTGCCTTCGAGAAGTGTCGGCAGTCCGGGCTAAACCATGCCAGTCCGACAGTATGACCTCCGGTGGCGGCTACCGGATCCACGTCAAATACGGATTCACAATAATGCAGTGTGTCCGGGTGGTTCGTCTTGTGCATCGCAATGGCGTTTTCGTCGTGGTTTATCGCAATATCCACGCTGCGCCCGATCGCCAGCTCAATACCCGTTGATGCGCCACCGCCACCAGCAAAGTTATCAACGATAATCTCACGCATGGGTTACCCCCTGCATGCTGCCAACAAGACCACGCGCAATTGTGATAATTTCGCTGGTGGCCGTTCGTTCCAGCCAGAGTTGATTGATGTTGGCTTTCAGCTTGTTCTGCTGAGCCTCACTCAATACGTCAACGCCTTCCACCTGGTTAAACACCAGACCAACCTCTAGAGGCCAGATACGTGACTCAGTTTCCGATGGTATGACTGGCTCTTGGGGTGCCCGCATTGCAATTGTCGGCTCTTTGCCAACAGCGAATTGAGCCAGCGCCATAAATGCCCGACCTTTTGCCTCCAGTTCTGTGCGGTTGATATAGCTGAACCGCTCACCACGCCATGACTTATCGAATACAGCTATGGCACCGGCAAAAAACGCGCTGGTGGGTTTCTGTTTTTCGTCAGCAGGTACAAACCACACAGGCAGATCGAACCCAATGCGCCCGCGAATGAATACAATGTGATCGGCATCTTCCGGCCACCACGTTTCACTCGGCGCGGCTTTTATCAGGAATACATAGCGACCGCCCTTCTCGCGCTGGGCTGCTGTGTATTTCATGATGTGCGTCATACCAGTGATCGCCTGTTTCTCGTGGTACTGCGAACGGCTATACGGTGGGTTGCCATAACCAGCGCCACCCAGTTCTGCCAGACGTTCAGACCAGTCCTGCGTCAGCGCGTTATCTTCGGCGGTGTACCATGCCGGGCATTTCGCGTTGTCGGCGTCAGCAAACAAGTCCAGAACTAATGGACCAAATAGCGCGTTGATCCCCCAAAAAAGCAGATCCGGTGTTCGCCACTGATCGCCAACTTCTTTCAATTCGTGGGCTGGTTGGCTACGTAGTGCCGCCAGCGACTGGCAATATTTGTTTAACGTCATCCTCTGAACCCCTCTGGAATCGTTGTATCAACCGGACCAAAAGCCATCACATCGCGCTTTTTCGCACCCCAGTCAGCGCGTTTAGGCCGTCCCTTCTGCTCCCAGCGGGTAGCGCTTTGCAGATAGCTCTCGAATTTCTTCGGGCCGAACAGCGTTTCCGGGCGCATGTACTGGTACTGCTCATCATTCTCGTGCCAGTGCTCATGCTTCAGGTCGATAACCAGTTGCAGGTCTGCAACGCTGTACCCCTCACGCAGTCGGGCACGGATGTTCTCCAGGGATGTTTTTGATTTCTGATACCGGGATCCGCTGATCTGGTTCAAATGAGACAAAACCAAAATCGCCTGGTCAGTAATCACGACTTCAGGGTCTGGTTGCGCTGCAACCGGACAAGAGGGTTTTGAAGTTACTTGTGGATCTTGTTTTGATTTTACTGACGGATCCCCGCCAGATTCTGACGGGTCAAAACCGCCTTTTTTGCCAGATTTCGACGGGTCATTTTTTGAGGCGTCAAAATTTGATGCGTCAGATTTTGACGTGTCAGAATCTGACAGTTGAGAAAATGCGGCAGCCTGAAGTTTCGCCACATTCAGGCGGTACACGTTCGAAGCATTACGGTTACCATTACGGCGCTGTGTACGCGTGAGCCAGCCATCTTTTTCAAGCTTAGCGATTGCCGTTCTGATAGTGCTCGGCCCTGCGCCAAGCTGGCGAGCAATAGTTTCAATGGACGGCCAGCAAACACCTTCATCGCTGCTGAAATCAGCAAGGCGAGCCATGATCGCGACACTAGACAACTTCATGCCCGACGCAGCGCAACCATCCCATACGTAGCCGGTTAATTTAGTGCTCATGATCGTCCGTTATCTCCCTGAACTTTTGCCTGAAATGCTCAAGTGGGCTGAAGCATTCGTGCGGGTAGCCATCACGCAGATACATAACGCGCTGTGTTTCTGGCTCCCAGCGGATAACACGGACTGGCACTCCGCGGTGGTCTTTGAACCTTCGGTTAAGTTCGCGCACAGGCGTTTTGCCCTCCGGTTGTAGACCCCCACAATTGAAACCGCCCTACTGTGGTTACACGGAACCCAGCGGTTTGATAATCTGCGTTCATACCGAAACAACGGAGTACCCGAAACCGGGATCATCCTGAGTTGCGGTAAACGGTTAAAAGCCGTTAAACTGCTCATGCGGATTATTTCTCCATACTCGAAGAGTTGTTCGCCAAGGCGCCCGGAGCTGCACACTCGCGGGCGTCACTCTTTTCAGCGACACAAAAAACTCGATAAAGAAGCGTTACGTGCTCCTGGAACTTCGCGATAACCTGATAGCTGTTTTCCTCAATCTGAGCACGCTCATCTGCGTCAATTACCCCATCAGCCGTGGCTTTACGTACAAAATTAGAATGACGGCCTATCCATTCAATGGACTCCATCAGGCGCTGATTTATGTCGGCGTTATCCAGATCATCAACATCTGCCAGTGGTACAAATACGCCCTGAGAATGGCGCGCAACGGCATCAGCGATATGAGTTGAACCACCAGCACGTTGTAAAACCATTGCCCAGCCCAGTGGGAAGATCTGGTCGCCGTCAACACGAAGGCGGTTAAACAATGCGTTCTCTGTCACGCCCAACCATTCCGCCGCCTCGGCATAACCACCAGGAAGATCGGTGATCGTTTTTTTTATCGCCGCCACCAGCCAGGCTGGCTGACGTTCGACTTTCCAAATAGGTTCGTTACCCACAGCTACCCCCTTATTCCTGTGGTTTGAGTTTTACTGAAGCATCGCTACGCTTTTCGTAAAGGTCGGGATGAAAAACCAATTTCCCCCCGGTCCGATAGGCTGCTTCAGCTGCACGCCCTTTTGGGATAAGGCGACCAGTTCTATTACGCCACTGGTAAACAGCCTCGCTTGTGATTCCAAAAAATTCGGCAACCTTCTCAGTACTGCCAAAGTAGTTTTCAATATCATCGGTTGTCATAACGCCTCCTTAGCTAAGTTTGATTAGATATTAATAACCAATCTAACTTTGGTCAATAAAAACTAAGATTGCTTAGCCTTTTAATTTATTTATGGTGTTCAAATGGAAACTGTCGGTCAGCGCATCAAAGCTCTCAGGCGCATAACCAAAACCTCGCAGAAAGAACTGGGTAAGTTCTGCGGTGTTAGTGATGTGGCGGTTGGGTATTGGGAAAAAGACGTTAATGTGCCAGGCGGCGAGTCACTTGCGAAACTTGCGAAGTATTTCAACACATCAATTGATTACATACTTTATGGCACTGAATTTGAAGGCAATCTGATAACCAAGATGCGAAGGATTCCGGTGATATCCTGGGTTCAGGCTGGACAGTTTACAGAATGTAAAGCAGCAGAAGTTTTCAGCGAAGTAGATAAGTGGATAGAGACATCACTCCGGATAGGGGATAGCTCCTTTGCATTGGAGGTTAAAGGTGATTCGATGACAAACCCTAATGGCCTCCCAACAATCCCTGAAGGGGCAACGGTCATAGTAGATCCAGATGCAGAGCCAATTCATGGAAAGATAGTCGTAGCCAGGCTTGATGGGACAAACGAGGCTACTGTAAAAAAACTTGTCATCGATGGGCCTCAAAAGTTCTTAGTTCCCTTAAATCCACGCTATCCAAACATTTCGATTAACGGTAATTGCCTGATCATCGGCGTTGTCAAAGGCGTTCAGTACGAGCTTTAACCCACCTCTAACCTTCCTCTTAACATCAAGCTAAGAATAGTTTGGTGTTTTTTCTTGATCTAAAGGCTAAGTTAAGTTAGATTTTATTCATCAACAGCGAACAGGCAGGACGCCCACGAAGTAGCCGCCGGTGGCATATGAATAACCGGATGATTCGCTGACAGGTGTCTTCGGGAGGGGTAACAGAGGCGCGGCCTGATTAACCGCAACTCGTAGTCAAATTCCTATAGCTGGTGGCGATACCCAAGCCAGGAATACCAAAACCAGCAGGAGTGTTAAGGGCAAGGGCTAATCACCCCCTTAGCACCCCGCCCGAAGATACCTAACACCGCGCCTGATGTGGTTAAAAGCAGGTCAAAGCAATAACAAGTACTTCCCTATTCTGGCGGCCCGGTGTTTTCCCGTTTGTCCGGTAACCGCCAGCCTTTTTCAGATTACAACATGCAAGTAAATTCCTTTATCAACCTGCGAGGGATTGCAGTTATATAAAAGTCGGAGTTCGTTTCCATTTAGTGTATTACACGTCTGGAGGTAACCAGAAGATCAATGGCTAGAATTTCTAACGATAGCATTGGCAATGAAGTCCTGGGTATTGTATTACTCAACTCGAGTAGCAACGACTAGGTGATATAATTAATTTTGCTGAAGTGAATATTTTTGGCATAATATGCTTGACGATTAAAATTTAAAGAGGTAAAGCAACCATGTCTTAGCATGCTAGATTATACCATTTAAAGACTAAATAAATATGAATTCTAAAACGAATTTTCTGTTAACAGATGACAGTGGGAAGTTAAATGAATCAAAATCCATTCTCAATTTATGATTTTTTAGGATATCTTATCCCAGGTGGATTATTCCTCTATCTATTCTATTTTTGTGGTATCACTCTCGAATGGGAAGTTATTCTGCAATTAAAAAAGATTGCGCAAGAACAAGCTAATGCACTTAGTTTACTGGGATATACCTCAGCAGTAATATTAGCATACGTTATTGGTCATGCTATCTCAATTGTATCAGCTTTTTTCATTGAAAAATACATGAATGACTCACTAGAATACCCCTCTATATACTTGTTTTGGAGAATGAATAATAACTTTAAAATTGAAAAATCAAAAAGCAAAGTTAGAGCTTTAAAGTACCTCTTGGTAAATTTATTACTACTGCCAATTTTGATAATAGACAAGATAACATTTAATATGTTTTACTCAAGGGAATTAACTAAGGAACTGGCTATCCCGCTATGGGAAATGCTCGATAAAGCCTACGACAGAAATTTCTCTATAAAGTTAAATCAACTAAAAACACCTTATGCTTTAGAAGGAGATCTTTTTCGACTAGCTTATCACTACGCCTATGAACATTCAGCACAACATCAAGCAAAAATACAAAACTACGTTGCTTTGTATGGGTTTTGTCGGAATGTTTGCTTTGTATTTCTTATTTTTTTCTGGGTTTCAACCATAACAGCAATAGTACATTACTCTTCAGATATCACTATTGGATTTAATATATTAGCCTTGATATACACGCTTTCACTTACATATATATTTTACTCGGGGTTTGTCAAGTTTTATAGGAGATACAGTTTAGAAGTTTTAATGGCATTTAGCGTGATAAAATAATTATATTTTAGCAAACCGGGTGCAGCCGGTTTAAATGGAGAATGACGCATGATTCAGATGTTAACTCTTGAAGAATGGGCAACTGATAAATACAGAAGCAATCCACCTAGCGTCTCGACATTGCGCCGTTACGCTAAGCAAAACCTCTTTTCTCCACCAGCCATGAAACAAGGTAGGCTCTGGAGAGTGAGGGAGGATGCAGAATTGGTTGGAGAACTTGCTGCGCCGGTTATCAAGAAATCTGATTCACCAAAATTGCAAAGGATCCTCAGCGATGGCTGCGAGACCACGTAAAAATAATGTATCAATACCTAACCTCTATCCACTCTACAGTCGGAAAGTCAATAAAGTTTATTGGCGGTACAAGCACCCTGCGACTGGAAAATTTCACAGCCTAGGTACTGATGAAGCTGAGGCTAGAGCAATTGCTACTGAGGCAAACGCAAGACTTGCTGAGCAGCGTTCAAGACAGGTACTGGCTATTAGCGATCGAATCGCTAATAGCAAGGGTAAAGCAATTACGACTGTTACTTGGCTTGAGCGATACTGGAAAATTCAGGAGGAAAGATTCGCTTCAGGTGATATCAAGGAGAATACGTATAAACAAAAAGCCAAGCCAGTTGCACTTCTCAAAGAACGTGCGGGAATGAAGCTAATATCTTCTGTTGATGTCAGGGATATTGCTCAAATTCTTGAAGAGTATCTATCTGCAGGCCAACCAAGAATGGCACAAGTTGTTCGCTCAGTTCTGATCGATGTATTCAAAGAGGCCCAACACTACGGTGAAGTGCCGCCTGGTCACAACCCTGCCCTTGCTACTAAACAGCCTAGGCGCAAGATTACCAGACAACGACTTAGTCTCGATGAGTGGCAGAAGATTTTCGAGATCGCAGACAAGAAACATCAGTATATGGGGAATGCGATGCTGCTTGCCCTTGTAACCGGGCAACGTCTTGGTGACATATCCAAAATGAAATTTAGCGATATCTGGGATGATCATTTGCATATCGAACAGGAAAAAACCGGCAGCAAAATAGCTATTCCTCTTTCCCTGCGTTTGAATGCTATCAACTGGAGCCTGCGCGATGTTGTATGTCGTTGCCGCGACTACGCAGTCAGCCCATTCTTAATACATTTTTTCCGATCCACCTCACAGGCTGAGCGTGGCGCAAAGGTGAAGTCAAACACCATAACAATGAATTTCAGTAGGGCACGTGATGAAGCTGAAATTAATTGGGAGGAAGGTACGCCGGCCACGTTCCACGAACAACGATCTTTAGCAGAGCGTCTTTACGTGGCACAGGGTATCGATACCCAGAAACTGTTGGGGCACAAATCCCCTAATCAAACAGCTCGGTATCATGACGATCGAGGTAAAGATTGGATAAACGTATGCTTATAAAGGAGCAATTGCTCCTTTATCGTTACTCAAAATTTACCAAAGGGAGGATAACAGCCAATTCATCACCTACATCTATACCATATCTCACGCTTAATATTGCGATTAGGTTTCCCATCTTACGTCTATATCCGAGTAACTCCCTTTCCAACATCGACTGCATAACAACCGTATTTGTCCCCAAGGATATCTGTTCTGCTTTGTTTACAAAATCACGAGTGCAATACAGCATTTTTCGAATCACTTCATTTAATTTTGTGTCATTAGTTTTTTTTTGCTGGTTAACCAATTCCACTCTGATTTCGTTTGCACTTAATATACATATATTAATTACTTCATTCTGTGGAAAATCAAATAACACCCTTTTGTTTTCTAAAAATAAAACAATTTCTCTTGCAATGTCAGACGAGTAAGTTGGTGGATTCCATTGAATTCCAAACAAAGGACAACTAATTCCAGAAATATGCTTCAATATATCTTTATAGTGCACTTAAAATTCTCCTTTTAGTTCTATCGCAATACATCCAATGCTAAGCGACTTGTTCCATTTTGTTAAACGATTTTGATAAAATTTTGATAACCGTTCGAAAACTAATAATAAAAACGGGAACCAATTGGCTCCCGTTCTCATACAACCCAGTATCTGGATTACATGTTGTCGATGATTGCGTCACCAAACTCAGAACACTTCAGCAGCTTAGCGCCATCCATCAGACGTTCGAAGTCATAGGTTACGGTTTTCGCGTTAATCGCGCCTTCCATACCTTTAACGATCAGGTCAGCCGCTTCGACCCAACCCATGTGGCGCAGCA